CCTGGACTTAATTGAGTTGGCATTTGGATTCTCCTCCCATGGAAAGGCTTCTGATTTTGTAGTAATTATTTATAAGTTATCGTTTTCTACTCCATACATCCAGTTCCAAGTAGAAGGTAAATCTAGGTCTTCTACGAGGTCATTTCTGCCATCATTAATGAATCCGAATGGTAACAGGTCATTCATTATATCTTCTTCAGATTTTTCTCGGAGTTTTATGAGAGTATTTATGTTCGTATAATCCTTAAAATATTGCTGATCTGACAACCAAGCAAAAAGAACTAACGGCATAACTAGGTCGTCATGTTTACCTTCTTCCGCCTCATAGCTTTGTTTTTTACGAGAGAAAGTTGATAATTCTTCAATCGTATGGAAGTCATTTATGATAAGCTGATTCTGTTCTATTAGCAGTTTAAGGATAGAACAACCACTTGCTTTTACTGGTTTGGTTGTACGAATACCTCTATCTATATTGCCCGAATTAAAACCCGAACTGATTCTTTTACCTGCTCGACCGGCATTTTCAGTCATAAGAACACTGTCATATTCAAAATCATAGTGTAGTGCATGACCTACCTGCTCACCAATGTCGTTAATCTCAACTAATACTGCAGCATTATTATATGTTCTTGCTATTCTAAAGATAACATCAGCATAGTCAATAGGAGTAATCATATTATTTCTATAAACACACACTTGTTTATAGGGCATTGTTGTGACATCGATCACAGAGAAGGCAGAATAATCAAGTCCCTTACCACGAGATACGTCAGCTACCAGAGTATAGATGTGATTAGGTTCTGGTACTACATATTGGTTTAACCCATCCTTAGATTGCAATGGAATCTGATGAATAAGTTCTTTAAGTTTCCAACCGGAAATAAGTGTTCCGGATGACCCCATAAACTCAACACAATACTCCTGCTCAAACTTCTCTTGATCAAAGTTCATAGAAGCTAGTGTTTGTTGTTTCCAATCCTCATCACGGCCTGGAACTTGATTCCATAAAATCTTAATAGCATTATAGCCATTCCTCTTTTCCAGAGCATTAGTCCATAGAGCATAGAAGTGATTAAGTCCATTAGGTGTAGATACTAGAATAATCTTGGATTCTTTACCAGATGAAATGGTAGGATAAACTGAGGTGAAGAATGTGTCCCAATTCTCAATAAATGCAGCCTCATCAATGAACAATAGATTAATAGAATAACCACGAATGTTATCAGATGAAGTAGCGGCTGCTAGAACACGGGAATTATTTTCAAGGACCATAGATCCTTTATTCCATTCTTTCACACCTTGTTGTAACCATGCTGGAAGATACTGATAGCCTAGTTGAATACGACCCATAATTTCACGGGCCGTATCACCTTTATTGGCCAGAAGAGCAACGGTTTTATCAGCATGAAAGATAATGTACCACAGTATGAAAGCACAAGTTGTGGTTGACTTACCGACCTGACGAGCTGTAGCAATGATGGTGAAGCGATTGTCCGCCATCGACTTCAACATTTCTTTTTGTTCTTTCCATAGTTTAAAGTTTATCAAACCTTTATCAATACTGATAATCTTCATGTAGGTTTCAGTAAAGTAAACTACATCCTGAGAACATTTAACATATTCGGCTACAAGTCCCTCAGTCCATTCTATATTTTGGCTTGTTCTCTTAAGGAGAGCATTACCATTATAACCTTTAAGAATTTCCAGGGCCATTCTTCATACTTTCTATAGCTTTTTGAAGTTCAGCTGTAGATCCAACAAATAGATTGTTAGTGACACTCTTTGCTTCATCATTAATAGGTTCATCTTTTGAATCTATCTCACGAATAGTCTTTTGTAAATCAAGTAAGTCTTTATTGGCTTGAAGCATTGTATCCATTAATTTTGCAAGGACCTCAAATGCTCTAGGGTGTTGTGATGCATCGGCTATCTGTGATAGTTTCTCCATTGCAAATACACCATTTTGAATGACTTCGTGAATATTTGAACGAGCCATTTCAAAGTCATTTTTAGCAGAGTCATCGTGTGCTTTTGCTACAATACTTTTGACTGCATTGTTAGTAGAAATAGGGTTTAAACCCAGAGATGAGTATACTGTATTACTTGAATTATTATCCGTCATTTGTAAAATCAGTCTTTGTTATAACAAAACCATAGTCATCAGTTATTTGTATCTGTGATACAGGAATTGAAGCAGCTGCATTTGAAGTAGGTTGACCATTAGCAGTTAAGCCTGGTTGATCAATTGTTTGAGAGATTATTGCTGTATTACCAACAGCAGTACTTAATTGATCATCTGGAACTTCTGGTGTATAGTAATTTGCAAAAACAAACTTAATCACACCATTATTCATTACTGGGCCATACAGATAACCTTTGATTGTAAAGTCAAGTGTCCAAATAAGAGCTTGACGTTCTGTAAAGTTACCAGTATATGTATCTTCCTGTGTAATACTGTTCAGAACTACTGGTATATCCTTTAATTCATTCATTTGCGGAATAAGTTCAAGTGTAACAGTAAAATCTGGTGTAAAATAAGGAAGTATTTGCTCAACAATCTTAGTTCCGTCCTCAGCATTCTTCACTAAGATATAAAGTCTAAATCCAAAGTTGTAAGGGACTGGATTATATTGATACTGTAAAGTATTTGGGGAATTAGCTAAAACATTAGCCGAACGTGTTATAGTTTTTAGTTTTCTAGAGCCATCATAACGAACATCAGTCATTTCAAATGACATAAAGGGCATTGTCATAGTAGCAGTTGGGCGATCAATATTAGGATCTTGTTGTGTACGTGCTAACATCTTTTCTTTTGGTGCATATGTAATAGGCACTTTAATAACAGCAGTCAAGTTCCCAGCACTATCTGTTCTTTCAATGATAATATCATCAAAAAGAGTTCCAAAAAGAGATACATATTTACGAATTGTTTGGAAGTAAAATTGCTGGCCGAACATTAGATCTGTCCTTCACTAAATGGATCCTGTACAGACCAATCAATAAAGCTTGATGAATTATTAGCTATTGTAGAATTAGTACCAGTACCTTCAATTGCATCAAGACTATATTGTTCCATTTCAATATAGTTGCCATCTTCATCAAGCAATGGAGCGCCTGTTTCATCCATAATTGTGTAATCAAGAATGTTAGTGCTGTAATTGAGCTGAATACGATCAATTTCTAAGATACCAGTATTAAATACTTCATCACTGTATTCAAATAACTCACAAGTCATTTCCCAAGTTTGAAGTGCTCCTAATTGATAGAACATCTCAAATTTGTTAACAAACTTGATTTGAAAGCATTTATTGTTCAGCGGGAAATAGATAAGATCACCTTCGTTTGGTCTTACAAGAGTTGTATAAGCACCAATCTCACGATTAAATGTTCTTTGTGCTATAGAGAATACAACTTGATCACGAATCTCAAGTCCAAACTTAGACATAAAATTACCATCGCCAGAAAAACCATCAACTGACTTAATATAAAATTCACAGAGATAAGCTAGTGTATAGGATGATTGATCATCAGCCGTATATAATGTATCAAGATTATTAATATTACGAGTGATATAATACATATCTTCCCCGTAAATCTTGATTGACTCAACAACCAAATCTTCCAGCAAATCTTGTTCACCAGAGTTTTTGTAGTTATTGAAGTAAAAAGAAGTAGCCATTAACCTATCATATCCGCAATTGGTAATGAACTATCATAGATTTGTTTTTCTAATTTTTCTCTTTCAGTAACAGCATCAGTATAGATTTTATCACCATTAAAAGTAACACCACCTGGCAATTGCATGCCAGAGAACTTTGTAAGATTTGATCCCCACTGTTCCTTAATCAATACTGTAGCATAATTCTGAAGCAAGCGTTCATTATAACCCTTTGTATAAACTTCAGGATCAATAACTTGATATGCTTCAATAATAAGATAATCACCGATGGACACTAGCGACCAATCCATATCAATATACATTTTATTGATTATACGATTATAACGAAATGGTTGTTGACCAACAAGCATCATTTCCAAGAATTGAACATGTTGAAGAGCCATATAATAAGGGACCATCGACACAGAAGTTAATGTATACAAATCATTCAAAGCAATCTGATAACGAATGTTGAATAGATTATTTGTATTCAGACCTTCTCCAATTGGAAAGATATTTACAACACCACGAATGTTATCTGGCATTGTAATGAAACGATTATTAATATCTACTTGAGTTATTTGATATTTGTAAAAAACTCTATCGGCACCATCAAAGTGATAGTCCCAATAGAAATTAAGTGCTTCTGTTACACGGTCTTCTACTTGATCCTCATCAACATTGATCTCAATAACTGGTGCACCAAGTTTACGAAGGCAATATGCTTTAAACTCGTCTCTGTTATTGATCCAAGCCATTATTTGCTCCCACAAGAACAGTTAGAACATTTACCTGATTCTACTTTTGCACTTAATTCTTTGATAGCTTCAATTAAAAGAGGAACAAGCTTTTCGTATTGTACAGTTAAGTAACCATGACCGATTGGAGCTTGTTTGACAGCTTCTGGTAAAACAGTTTGAACCTGTTGAGCAGAAACGCCAACTCTACTGAGCTGATTTGATTCAACGCCGATATCAAGAGCTTTTTTATTTGGAGTGTAATAGAAACCTTCAAGAGCTTTAACTTTATCAAGCGCATTATCAATCGGCGCAATAATTGTTTTAAGACGTTCATCGGAGTAATTTGTAATAACGTCACCAACGAATAGACCGCTGCCGGCAGCGTATGTGTTACCAGCTACTCTAAATTCGTTAGGATTATCACAATAAACAACAACAGAGTTTGTATTACCAGCGCTGTATAAATACAAATCGCCACCATTATATAAGCTAAGAGCTTGACCACCACCGCCACC